AGAACCTACGTGAGCACGCTCACGCATTGTTTCTTCAGCTGACTTAGTGTGAACTGGTGCATTTCGATTTGTACGGCCTGCTGCAGGGATATAGCCCTGTGCAGCTCCGTTTGAGAATTCTTGCGGGACGTCTGTATCAGTTGCGATTCCCTCTTCAAAACGAAGTGGTCCGCGCTGTCCTGGCATAGCGCCAGCCATCTTGCGGTCGTAAACTGTACCTGGACGTTCCGGGAAACTTGGTGCTGGTGAGATTGTCATAGTTATAACTCCTTGTAGAAGGTTGAGGCCTCAGGTAAAAGTGTGCTACTTATTTAAGGTAAATACTGCCTAAAGTAAGAATTATCTATAAAAAGGTGAAGAAGATACTTCTACCGAAGGCATCGTTAAATCCATAGTTAAACAGACAGCAATGGCCAAACTATCCGCGTAGTCGTCGTGGGCGTGAGCCTCAGCGGGGGCGTGGGCTAAGAAGTTTGGGCCTTGGAATTTTGTCTCAAGGTCTGTCATCTGTTGGTAAAAGCGTTTCCAAGTTCTAAGGCGTCTAGTCTTAGCATGTGCGGGCCAGCCAACCATACGTCGGTCAATCAAAGCCTTAAGGTGCTTCCAGCGTTTAGACTGCTCTTGTTGGCTACTTCCTATCGAGTGAACCTCTGCTCCCGGAAGTAAAAGCTTAAGTCGTTGGGCTACTGCATCACCAACTCCATTAGCATCTACACCTACCGCTAAAACATCGTAAGAACCAAGAAAGTTTACAATTTGAAAATACTGGTCTTCCCAGTCATCGCCCTGAATTTCTAACCAGTTGAGCACTCGGTGGTCGTAATAACCAAACTCATCTGGCCTGTCCCAGTCAACCCACACAACTGTTACAACTGTTGAGTCTAGCTTACGTGCGGGGTCAATTCCTACAACTACTGGAGTTCTGTGCCACGCTCTAACAGTTTCTTGAGAGGTATCTCCAAGCTCGTCCATAATTGTAGAAGTAACGAACATTCCGCGTTCTAGTAGCCACTTGCAGTTGTACGACATCTGGAACTCATCAGAGTCCTCGCCAATACGTAACATCTCTTTCTTGATGAATTTGCCGTAGTTCAGGTTTACTTTAGATACGTCTTTGTAATCCCATTGGAAGTGGTTCTGTCTTGAGGCTCTACCTGTCTGTCTACGCTTGTTTAATTGAATAGAGCGATAAAAGTTATTCTTGTGTGTAGTAGGTGTGCCTGTCTTTACCATTGTTCCTGAGTAGTACGCAAGCATTGGAGAGATTGATTTAGACACTACAAAGTCATCTGCCTCTTGGCACTCGTCAATAACAATAAGATGGAAAGATTTTGATTCAATCTTTGCGCGAGGGTTAGCTGTCATCATCATTAGGCTACTGCCTGAGTTCTTAAGCTTAATTTGACGTGTTACGCCTGGGACCTTTCCAAGAGAGTCATCAATCTCTGGGTCACCTAAAATCTCTAATGCACGCTCAGAAGTTAAACGATTTACGGTTCTACCAAAGAGTGTTTCTACCTGGCCCTCAACTGGAGCAAACATACCAATCCAGATGCCATCTTTAAACTGGCCTAATAAATCTGGGTACATCTTTGCAAGCCTTGGTAGCAACACCATTAACGTGGCTACTGTGTTAGCAATTGTTTCTGATTTTCCTGACTGACGTGCGGCAAGTGCTGTAACTTCTTCGCCGTCGTTAATGATTACAGACTCAATAATGCGACGAGCAAGCGGTAGTTGATACGGGTGTAACTCATGCCCAACTAGCGCGTTCATAAATTGAATTGTTTTGTCTACTGTCTTACGAACAAACTCTTTGGAAAGTTCGTCTAACTCTTCTTCCTCTTCTTCGAGGAGTTCGTCGTCATCCTCTAAGAGTACCTCTTCTTCGTCTAAAAATTCTAACTCGCTCATATGTTCCTTAGTCTAGTAAAAAACATGAAACCCTGGTAGGTATACCAGGGTTCACGTTGCCACACACGGGAGAGAAGGAAGAGAGGCAAGATAATTGTAGCGGAAATGTCGACATGTCGTTTTACCCGAGTTTTGCGGTGGTTCTAGTGTGCAACTCGTGTACAACAGCGTGAAGGGCCTCTGCACCTGTTAAAGCTTCTTCTAGGACTGCAACATCACGGGTTCTAGAGTAAACGCTCATACAACGACCTATTTCGTAGGTAGCCTGTTCAATCCACATCTCAAGTTCTGTTGTATGTATCTTTCTTACGCGTTTTACTACTTTTTCTGAAAAAGGCTTATCCCAAGGGCTTTTCTTTTTAAACACGCCAGTCACCTATTTCTTCCGTATTAAGTTCCATATCTCTAAGACCTAATGCTTTAGCAATCATATCATCGGCATCTTCATCAAATACAAAGCCTTCAGAGCGCTTCCATAGTCCCAACACAAACCCAGGCTTAGTAAAGGGAAAACGAAATACTAGGCATACTTTGCTTTGTCTAAACGGATGTTCGGTTTCCTGGGTCCAGCCTTTTTCTACCACAGGTAACAAATTACGGTGGTAGTACTGAAGAACGTCTACGTATAGTGGTCCAATAGATTTCATATTAGTTTGCTGCGAAGCCTCCGCCGTCCCCGTACATATAACTAGCAAATGTTTTAATATCGTTCAGTTGAACCCTCTGGTCTCTTGGCATTCCAGCTGGGTCAGCTAATCCCATTTTAGGCCATCTATTAAGCCCAGAACTTTCTAGGTATTGGCCTTTTGATTCTGCAAGGACAAATCCCTCCCACAGGTACTGCGGAATATCGTAGTAGTTCCACCACGTGCCGTCCCTAAAAACTACAGTTAAAGTTTGAGTATTTGCGTCGTATCCAGCTTTTAGTGTTCTTGGTTTTTTAGGGTTTGAGCTTGTTGTTGCTCTTAAGTTATACGCAGATATAACTTGATACTTTGAGGCTACTTCTGCTCTTTTTACTTTTGATGAGGGGTTAAATAAATACTCATCAAGAGTTGGAAGGCTAGTGGCTCCAGAGGGTTGACCTATTTGATATCCGCCAAGTAGTACGTCAATACTAGGTACTTGGGCTCTTTTTCTTGGGGACATTAATCTTCCTTACAGGTGTGGTCGCCTGTCTTATGCTCTAGGACTCGCTCGTTACATTCTGAGCAAGTTAGCACGCGGGCTCCCTTAAAGTTATTTTGAGCAGTTGACCCGATAGGAAAGTTACTTCCATCTTCAGGTACTTCTGACTCATACTCGGTATTAATTTTAGACTCTCTAAATAACTCTTGTGGAAACGGTCCAGAAGGGCTCGTAACCCTATAAGGTATTGGATGAGCCTGAACCGCTTTCACGCGGGTTACTTTCATTCTGCTGGTTCTTCAGTAACTTCTTCAGTCTTTTTCTTAGAAGACGCCTTAGTTGGTGGCTCTTCTGCTGAAACAAACGCTAGTGGAAAGTGACCCGCAGTAGCGCGTTCACGAAGGTGCTTTGGTAGGCACTGTGTGCAATAGTCAACGGGGTTTACCCCAGCATCGGCTACTGTATAGATTGCATGGTTGTCGCAGTTAACGCATTTCATAGTAATTCCTCCTTATTTAAGTGTACAACAAAAAAGGGAGCAGCACATAGCCGCTCCCCCAATTGTAGGCTTTTATTTCTTCTTTGAAGCCTTTTTAGCCACAGAGGCTTCTACTGCAAGTTTCTTAGTAATTTCCGCAAGGCCGATAGTTGCTATGCGACCAAACGCTGGGTCCTTCTTATTAATGTAGCGAAGGGCTACGGGGACTAGAGATGCCCATAGAGCGTTAGCTACTAGTAGCCATTCTCCTGAACCAAAGTCTAGTGGCGTTGCCGCTCCACTTGTCTGCATGACAATCATTACTGCGCCCATAACCTGACCAAGCAAGTTACGTGCGTAAGATTCAATCATTGCTTTATTCATTTTTCTCCTTCTTCTACGTGCTGGTCGAAACGACCCTCAAGTCTTGACAATGATACACGAACTTCAACCATGTCCACGGCAATTCTATTAATTGCGTCTTTTAGCGATGAGCCACCATTGGGCTTAAGCTCTGACAGGTAATGTTTAATTGTCCAACGGATACCTATAATTACAGCGGCTCCTACGCCTAATATCGTAGATGATAAAGCTGCCCAGTCTTGTACGTTCAAGGTGTATCCGTTCAATAGGTGTGATGTATATCATAGAACGGTAACAATAATAATACCGCGTTTAATTAAAATATTATTAAATATTTATGCGTAAACTCGTGTTTAGATGTATTTATCAATAAAAATTGCGAGTTCAACTTGACACCCTACGTAACTCTAGTGTTTCCTAGAACATGACAGAGCCACTCACAAGGTGGCTTTCGCCGACTGAGAGGAGCAGAAATGCTTAATATCAGAAAAGATAAGCTAGAAAAGATAGCGGTACTTGCAGTATACGGCTTAGTACTTGGCACATTTCCTCAGGCGATTGCTAACGCAACCGCGGAGGAGCCGGTCAAAGTTGTAGAGCAAGTTCCTGTGGACCCGCTAGAGAAGTACAAAGGAGCAACAAAGTTGTCGGACACTGATTTAGTAGGACTGCTTAGCGCGGTTGGTTTTGAGGGAACAGCCCTCAAGGTCGCCTATGCGGTAGCTAAAAAAGAGTCTAACGGCCGCCCCTTAGCCCACAATGGAGACCAAACTACAGGTGACAATTCTTACGGAATATTCCAAATCAACATGATTGCTGACCTTGGACCTACCCGCCTAGAAAAGTTTAACCTCAAATCAAACACTCAACTCTTCGACCCGGTCATTAACGCAAAAATTGCGTTCTTTATGACTAGAGGCGGCGAAGACTGGTCCTCCTGGAAAATCGTTCCAGGCCAGCACAATGGAGAAAGATACCAGCAGTATCTAAAGGAGTTTGCTGGATTACACTAATCATTTAAACCAAAAAGCCCCCAGCCATTGGCTGGGGGCTTTTTGTTTGTGTTGAGATTATGAAAGTACTGCAAACGGTGTAATTGAGATTGTAGCTGTTGAAAGCACTGAGGCTGTTCCAGCTGCAACTGTCTGAGACTTGATAGTTCCCTCGACACCTGAAAGACCAGCAACAGAAAGACCTGATGTTGATAGTGCTCCTGAAGTTGTGGTTGTGTAAGAAACAGTGTTTGTAGCAACTGCTGTAACTGTGAAGGTACCGTTGAGTGCGGTATCTGGAGCTGCAAGTGATGCAACAGTAATCTTTGTACCTACTGGGTACTTAGCACCAGCACCTGTTGAGGTGATTGTTGCTGTTGTACCTGTACGTGATACTGCTGTGATTGTTGATACTGCGTTAGTTGCTGCTGAAGCTGTTGTGATATTAGCTGCTTCGTAACCAGCATCCTTAAGAGCATCAAGTGCAAGAGCTGTTGTCTGTCCAACAACTGAAGGTACGTTGATGAATGTGATTCCAGCGCCATCGTATGCTGTTAGGGCGTTTGTAGCCTCTACCTTGCCGTACCACTGTCCTGTAATTTCACCTGCGTTTGCTGCGTTAGTTACTGTGAACTTTAGTGCGTTGGCTGAAGCAACTGTTGCTGAAGACAGGTTGTAAGCTGAAGCTGTAAGTCCGGTGATGTTTACAACATCTCCAACTGCAAGCTTGTTCTGTGAGGTGTATGTAACAGTTGTGCCGTTACCTGTAGCTGCTGTAATCATGTAGCTACCTACGCCTGGTGTGAATGATGGGTAGTTGTTCCACTCAGCTTCTGCCAATGTGTGGTTGTTGCTAGTTGCAGCTGTTAGACGTGCGCTTGGGTAGGTTGTATAACCAGACCAATCATAATTTTGAGTGTAATCGTTTGCTACAGCTACAACAGCTGTTCCGTCTGTACGCTCATCATTTGGTTGCATTGGGAAGTTACCCCATACGAAATCAGGTGCTACGTTACCTGCAGAGTCAGTGCGGTTACCGACGTTGTTAGTTCCAGCTGCGGTGTCACCAATGGCAATGGCGTAAGCGCCCGTAGCCTGGTCTGCACCCACTGGAAGTGGTGAGTTATAACTTGACATTATTTACCTTTTTTTCTCTAGAGTGGTATTAACGCCTGATATCGGAGGCGCAAAGGCTATTGTCCAACGGAAATACAGAGGTTGTCAGGCTTAATTCGAAGACTCTCCGTTAGGGCCCTTACCTGGACGACTGTAGGTCCCAATACTAGGTGTCTCATTTTTAGTTAAATATATTTTGCGTATGCCAAATCTACTGTCTCTAATTGTGACAGGCTTAAACTTTGCATCAGTGTCAAACGTTTTTTTTCTCATGGTACTGAATCACTCCATTGAACGGCGTTTGTTACTTGCCCTTGAGTAGCTCCCCAAGCACGAGTAAGAGCGTCGCGGAACTCTCGGTCACTAGGTTTATCTAAAGTTTTTTGGTTTTTTTCGGGAGGCCACTTAGCGTTAACATACGGGATTAGTGGAATCATTAGATGTTACTAAATTTATTTAATTGGTGTTCCAACGCCGCCGCCGCCAGGAGGTG